CATTTGTTTAGATTACCATATTTAGTTTGTGATTTATAGCCTGACTTATTTGCAATCTTAAATAACTTCTCTATAGTACCCATTATATCTTTGTCGCCTCTATAGTAGAATATATCCTGAAAGCCTTGTCTAGCGATTTTAAAATCAGGATCTATGTTAGTTATGTCGTTGATTAATTTTTTTGCAATCTGTAAAGATGATACGTACCATTTAGTATCTTTCTTTAAAAATAATTCTAAATCGTTTAGTAATACACCAGGTGTTTCAATGTTCTTATGAGCTGCCTTTAAAGTAGTGCTTTTTATTTTATTTCTAAATTCTGTATAATCAGGATACTTTTTAGGGTCAAATAATTCATTAGTTTTTTGAGCACCTATGTAATCTGCTAATGAACAAAACAATGCCTGTGATGATTCTGCTAATGTTGTTAAGTCTGCCATACATATATTTATGTATGTCTATCTACGACCTCTTGTAGTTGGAGGGTGATTATATGATGATTTGCCGTTATCTAATAACTGTTCTTTTGATTCTCTTATATCAAAGAATGTAGGGAATCCAAATACACCAAATGTCTTATGTTGGTTTTGAAACTTAACAAGTTTTTTAACGTCTTCTTCAAAAAATGACTCTTTTAATACTAACTTACTTGGCATTTCTACAGCACGCCATAAAATCTTATTCTTTACTTTAACCATTTCTGTTTTATAATAGATGGATGGTTTTCTTTTTCTTGCAGGTTTGTTCATCTTTTTAATCATACTTTAAAATCTGAAAATTTATCATAAGCAGATTCAGTTGGTTGTGGACCTGATGGTTTTTCTACCTTCTCTTTTGATTCCTGATTACTATCTACAATCTGTTGTGCTGTTTGTTCTACATCATACAATCTCATTTTAGCTCTATCAACACCTATGATAAATGCTCTATTGATTGCAGGATCATTGTATCTATTTTTTAATTGTTTAACTTTCATCTGATTAAGTTCTTCTAATTCTTCATTTGATATAAGAGCAAACATAAAATCTGCTGTTGCAGGAAGACCAAAACTTTCTGAAGTATCCTCTAAACCCACATCACTGGACATATAACCAGTTCTTGTTGTTTGTGTAGCAGTCATAATTGGTACATTATAAACTACAGCCAATCCTCTTAATTCTTCAGCGATTGCTTTAACATAAAAATATGATGATATATTACCACCTTTAAATCTACTACTTGAACATATATTTAGATAATCAATAAAAATTATATCTGGTTTAAAAGATTTCTTTAATGCAAGTTCATCAAGTAAATTTTTGAAATGTCCTGTGTGAGCAGCTGCTGTAGGATATTCTTTAATAATTAATTGACCTTGTACTCTATTTTGTAATTTGTTAACCTTACTGTCATATATTGATTTAGGCATATCATAAAGGTCATCAATTGTTACATCTAATAAATTTGCGTCAATTCTTTCAGCAATTCTTTCTTCAGCCATTTCTAAAGTTATATACAATACATTCCTGCCTTGACTTATCATAGACGCAGCTAAATGGCACATAAACAAAGATTTACCAACACCTGTTCCTGCTAATGCAACGTTCAAAGTTTTTGGTGGTAAACCACCTTTTGTAATTCTATTAAAATAACTTAAATCAAATTTAACTCTTTCTTCTACTTTGTGGTAATATTCAAATCGTTCCTCTGAATTGTTTAAATAATCGTGTCCAATATGTTGGTCAAATGAAACAGCAAGAGCGTCTGATAATATATTTGGTATTGCTTCTGGTGTATGTTTCTTATCTTTACCATCTATAATCTTAATACCTTTTAATACAGCATTATAAACAGCACGGTCTTTACACCACTTTTCAGTTGTATCTAACAACCATTTTTGTTCAACTTCCTCTTGTTGTAAAGTATTTAACAGTGAGTTTATATTTTTAAACTCATCTTCGGTAAGTGATTTAAGGTTTGATAATTCTATTGATATGGCTTCTTTTGATGGAAGATTATTATACTTAATAACAAAGCCATTTATGATATTAAATAATACAACTTCATTCCTATCTTGAAAAAATTCTTCTTTAATAAAAGGCAAAGCCTTTCTTGTAAATTCTTCGTTATATATTAAATTGGATAAAAGTGTTTTTTCAAATTGATTAGACATAATGAAGATAAGTTCCTACAAGATACTTTGGTTGATTTTTTGGTTTCTCACCTGTATGTTGGTAAGTCCACAATGGGGGAAACATAAGAGCCTTACCAGCTTCTGGTCTAACTCTAATATTATAATCTGTAAATGTTGTATCGCCTCCATCATTTTTATTTAAATATAAAAATATAACTAAAAATCTCCTAGCACTATTGTAATCTGTAACATCAACGTGTTCTCTAAACTCATCTTTATCATTATCTTCGTATTTCTTAAATCTTATCTGTTCAAAGCCAAACTTTTCTGGCCATTGTTTTATAGAATCTATTTTAACATCTTTTCGGTATTTGTCAACAAGTAATCTACACTTCTCAAATAATAATGTGGCATACTCTTGCCAATCCTTGTGTAAATTTAAGTTGATTTCTGTAAAGTGTCTATGATTATCTAAATCTGTTTTAACCCATTGTGAGGAAGAGTCTTCAAACTTATCTATTAAATGCTGACAGTTTTCTTTTGTCAAAACATTATGATAAGTTCTTATATACTTATTTGTTAAATCTGATTGTTCCATTTTCTAATTGTTTTTCTACTACCTCAATTAATATATCACCAATGTAGTTTCTAAATCCTTCAGTAGTTGTATCAATGTTATTAGGATTCTTCTTTATATCATAATCAAATTTCATTGGCAACTCACCTTTAGTATTTTCTTCACTAGCAAACTTTACGTGTCCATAAGTGTATATGATCCCGCTGTATTCTCCTTCTACAATTTTTATGCAGCTGAAGTCATCCACATCTCTTTGAGCAAAGACATATCTATTCTGTGCCATAAAGGAATTCTTTTTTGGCTGCCTTGTCAATTTGAGCGAGAATATCTTTAGTAAAGAATTTATCAGGTTCATTATTGATAGTTTTAGCATACTGTTTACTTCCGTCAGGTAGTTCAACCCTTGTTGATACTGATTTAAATATATCATATTTGATTGCTAAATCTAACAACCCATAGTGTTTATCTAAACCTTTATCATAGGTTAATCTTACATCAATCATAGCATTTTCTTTTGTAAGCCTTGATTTATAATTTTTACAATGTATCACATTTCCAATAACTTGTTTTCCATCTTTTTCTTTTCTTTTAGATAGATAAACAATATTTGAAGCAGCATATTTTAATCCACTTCCACCACCCATTTCTTTTTGTGGGAACATTGAACCTATAACATCATAGGTATGGTTAGTCATTATCATTGGTACTTTTGCTTTACCTAACTTTAATGTTAAAACTCTAAATGCAGCCTTGACAATTTGTGACCTTGTCATATCTCTGGTTTCTTTTCCTTCGGCTGTGTCTGTCATTTCTTTTGTAGTTGATAGCATTCCTAAACTATCTAATACAAACATAATTGGTTTTCTTTTTGATTCTTCTTGCTCTATATACTTGTCAATCACTTTGATTGATTGATGTCTAAATTCTTGTACAGTTGCAACTGGTACTATGACCATTCTTTTACTATCAATACCACGAGCTTCAACTAAATCTCTTGTTAAGGCACTTTCTGATTCAAAATATATTACACCTGCCTCTTTATTCTTATCTAAAAATGATTTTACAATACCTAAAGCAAAAAAAGTTTTACCTGTTGCAGCTTCTCCTGCGATTGCAGTGATTTTGTTTGATGGCAATCCACCAAAAATTGAACCTGAAAGTAGAGCATTAAAGGTATATGAACCAGTGTCAATATAACTAGATACATCTCCTGCTTCAACGCCTTCACTTACTAGTGTAGCGTATTCATTACCTGTTTCTTTAATTATTTCTTTTAGGTAGTCCTTCATATTCTAACATCTCCTTATCATTGTAACTTATAATATAATATTTAATATTATTATTATAACAAAATTCTCTAACAAAGTCAAGCTCTTTAGGTAAAAAATTATGTGATACATAATTATTATATCTCTTATATATCGTTATCCTCATATCCTTTTGCCCTTAACATAACTGGTCTTCCTTTATATTTTGGCAATTTAACTGTATTATCAGGTTCACCTTCCCATTCGAATCGTAACTTTTCATCTTGTGGTACCCAACCAGGTTTAGGTTGTTCTAAATCTTCTTCTTTTATATTCGCCCATATGTCTTCAAACATAGTGATAGGATCTATTGGTCCCATTGGTGTAAAGGCGTGGCCTCTTACTTTATTTAATCTGAATTTTAAAAGTTCTTTATTATACTCTTTTAATCTTTGATAATCCCAGTAAGCCTTAAGGTCTAGGTATGATTCTTTTGATATAGCCATGTACATATTTATTCTTTCACCGTACACTTTCTTTGGCACATTGATGGTGCTGTATCATAATTACCATCGCTAATACTTTCAGGTAATGTTTTTGTAAACCATTTACTATTTAAAATAGTCTTTAATGTTTTATTTTTTACATTGTGATCCTCTATATTGTCCAAATACTCTTTCATAATAGGATGTTTTTTTGCCTTAAAGGAGTTTCTCTCAAAGTGTATTTTTAAATAACAACATCTGAAAACTTGTCCATCAGGTGACACAATACATTTACCATCTCTTTTCCATTGACAAATTATTTTCTTCATCTAGTCTTCCTAAAATACCATCTCCATATAGCAGACCTTGTCATTGAAACAACTGTAAATATTAAAGCAATCT